TTTGAACATGTCCCGTAACCATTGATCGTTAATTGTTTTGTATGCTTTCATAAATACTCCTGACTACGCCCCGAATAAAATTACACTGTTATTTTTAAGATCATTCCAACCCCAATATGCCGCGTCTGCCAAATCAAGCGGTTCATTTGGAAATCGTTTTAATGCTCGCTCTAAAATCTCATGAGTACCAATCACGTGTACAACATTCCCTTTTTCGTATGAAACCAACATTCTTTGATTGCGCTCCACTTTTCCACCTGTACCGGTGCCAGCTTTAGCCTGTTTCATATATGGCCATTTGATCTTATTATAATCTTCCTCTGTGTAGGTGATTTTCATTTCGTCTTTTACAACATTCAACGCAAGACCGTATGATTCAAACCACAAGTCACCACCCTGATTTGTTTCTACTCCTACATAGTCGATATGTAATTCGATTGCTTTGCGGATTGATCTCTTTAGAATGTTCATTGGACTGTCAACCGCTTCCCATGCGAACAATCGGTATATCGTGCCGTCTCTGCCTAAACCGTCGGCTACAATACCGTTTGCACAACTATCATCTGTTGACGTTACAGCCGGATCACACCACACACAACCACGAACCAAATCAGGCAATTCGTCAAATGTGCAATGTCTGAAAGTAATATGATCCCAAATACCGCCTGTTAGTGTGACCTCGTGTTGTGCTTCCTGTAGGAACGCAGTTAAACCCCATTCGTTGATTTGTGACTGACATATTTCGATTGATTGCCCTTCCCAGGTTGCTATGCCACTTGTTATTTTGTAAAGATTGCGGTTAAGTAACTCGTTGAATTGTTGTTCATACGTCAACCCCTCAACCGCTGGAAACGCACCACTTACAATTCTATCCATCAGAAATTCGGCGCGTCCATCTGCTAACTGTGATGCAATACTGTTTTCGTGGATTAGGTTCTGAATAAACATGACAGCACAATTGGAAGATCCAGCCGGAAGGATTGACGTTGTTATGGTCTCGATTTTTTTCTGTGTTGTTTTTGGTGTATCAAACTTTTCGTCAACGTCATCGAAAATAATAAAATCAGGACGCTGATTTTCTATCTTGGCTCCACGTGTACCAGTATCAAGGCCTAACGCGTCAATAGTCAAACCGCTGGCAGTCCGTAAGCGTTCCCGTCTCCATCCCTTAGAATGTCCATACTTACCAAGTTTACGGCTTGATAATGATTGATCCCATTGTTCGACGTTGCTACTTTCCAACATTGCCCCGATTGTCTCGACGTGTTTGTCTGCCTTGTCCTGTGTACTGGAAACATACCAGATATATTTGCGTACTCGTTTATTACCAACACGAACGCATGCCATTTCAGCACTGGTTGACTTTGCTCCACCTCTAGGCCATAGTGCCACGAATGGGCGTGGCTTTTTCTTTTTGTCGATTGACTCTACCCACTCCCAAAAATCAACGTGACGTTTACCAAATGGCTTATCAACGTAATCAGGAAACATGGACTTCAAACACTCACGCCATGAACTAAACTTGAAAGGTGGTATCAAGTTTTTATTTCCGAAGTTGAATACTCCGGTATTAACCGTCGGTGTCTGAATCGCTGGTAACATTCTCACTCGATTTCGATAACGCTTCTAATAGTCTAATTGCCTTGTCTGTCATTACTCCATGTAATACGGCTGCATCCGATGCTGTTTGTTTTCGTAACCAGTCAGTGTCTTTAAATTGCTCTGCTTGTGATGATAAGGCTTCAAGATTGGTCTGTAAGTATTTGACTAGCAGTTCCCCAATGTGTTCTGTTTTTTGGGTACGTTTTATTGCACCACCAACACCACGCTTCCAGTTCGACACAGTGCCTTTTGGTATGTCATATTGTTTAGCAATAGACGAAACAGACTGCCCTGTCAACAAGGCTGTCATTACCGCTGCTCTTGTTTCGTCTGAATATTTACTCATTTCAACCTACCGCCGTATTCTTTCTGTTTATCTTCGCTCACTTTCACCATCGCCACTGCTACCATGTCACCAAGCATTGTCATCATTTGCTGTACCTGCTCGATATTATACTCCGGGATGTTCAAGATCACATTAAAAGTATGATCTGCCATTGATTTTATGGATCTCAATTCAGCGTCAAAGTGTATCGTCATCTTCCTCCATCATCTCTACCATCTCCTTCTCCCTGTCCATCCTCACCCGTTCGCTCATGGCAAGCTCCAGGTAGTGCCTTATCGCCTGAGGCTGCCAGTCATCGGCTTCGAGGTAGATGTCAAGCATGGTGTTGGCGTAGTCGAGGGTGGGTGTCATGTTAGGTATGTGCAACAATAGCCATTTCTGACGGTGATAGTTCTGTATTGGTAATAAATGCGTGTGCTAAGTTTCCTATCCAACCACCAGAACTTAACGAATTATTTTCAGAACCAATAACGAGATGATTATAGTTAAATTGTTTTGTCCAGTTGCCATCTATTGTTATATTGCTTCCAACTTGAACACCATTTAAATAATACTTAGCAACACCAGAACCCCATGTAACGCCCATTTGATGCCATGTTTCTGTTGTCCATGCTGTCTGTCTGAAATTCCCAACTGCCATATCATCTTTGTATTGCCAACCGATAGAATTAGCATCACTATATTTGAAAATATCCACGTAATTTTCAGTTGCGATATCTCCAGTTTTTAGTTTTATTGACCATCTTGGAACTCCATCAGTTAATGCTGCTAATGTTGTTTTTTGCCATATACTAATTGACCCCGTTACACCATTAAATGCGTTTGACACTGCACCGTTATAATTATCAAGTTTTACACCGCCGTTTGAATTAAAATAAGCGGAAGGTGAACCACCAATTCCTGGTTGTCCTAAAGTTGTATTTACATATAGTCCATCTAAATATGATGATTTAATTACAGAGGGACTAACGGTTACGTCATCAAAACAGGCGAAAGCCCCGTCTGTTGCTGGGGTAGTACAATAAAAATAAATAGACGTTTGACCATCAGGAATTGTAATGGCAGGAACATCAAATTTAACAAATTCAGTTCCTGTTATTCCAGTTGAAGTTTGTGGAATAATATATCCAGAATAATCCCCTTTTGCTACTCTATAAAATGGCGCATTTATTCCATCACCACGACACCAAAAACTTATATTTAGCACCGTTCCAGCTGGTGCTGTTATTAATTGTGAGACTCCAGAAATACTTCCAGCCGATGTTATTTTGCACGCTGTTCCTGTTCTAAATTCTCCGGCTGTTGTTGTTGCTGCGATTGTGCCACCTGCTGCTGCTTCTAACCAAGAATTAAATACATCTGCACCACCACCACCAGCAACCTCAAAACCACAATTTTTACATAAGTTTATTGTTGATAATGCAGGAGCTTTATTGGCTGCCGTTATACCGCTAACATCATCTAAAGCCCAATATCCAATCAATGATGAGCCAAGCATATTTAATACTTTTTGATAATATTTCTTACTCCCCCCCATCATCAACGCTACTTTTTTCTTATCCATCTATCCTCCTTTACCAATTACTATGCCAGTTGCCAACTTCTGCATCAACATAGAACACAACCGTGTTAGCTGGGATAGTCAAAGGCGTAGTCCCGTTAATCATGTCGCTACCCGTTACCGCAACCGTTATCGTGCCACTGCCTTGATTGCTCACGAAGTACACATCCCCTTTTCCCGTTGTCGCTGGTAGTGTTATCGTAACCGTGCCATCACTCCACACGTACTCATGCGCAGATGTGATCTGCAAGTCAACGTCTGTGTAGGTGATTTTCAGTGATGTCAATTCCGTGATGTAGTTTGGGTCGGCTGCTACGGTTGGGATTGACAGGATTTCGTTCAATCCGATTGAAGAACCAGCAGCCAAGTCGAAGTCCTGCGAATACCCCGTCGGGAATTCCAGCTTATATGCAGCCGTGCCACTATCGGGAACCGCTAACGTGATTGTGAACGTCCCATTGCTTGCGGTCGTTACCTCGATTTTCTGTTTCGGGATCGCATCACCGTCGGAGATGATCTCTCTCAAAAGATAGAACCTGACAGCCCATTCTGTATATGCTGTGCCATCTGGTTGTAGTACCGTTCCTGTCACGGTTCTGGTAGTTGCCATATCACCTCACATTCCAGAACTTGAAGGGGCGGCTGAGCAGTTGAATGTCGTTTCCCCGACCTGGTAGCTCATAATAACCGCCCCTGCAAATTCTAGCCTTCATTTGGATCCCATTCGTCTGGAACCCAACAAGGTTCCTTGCCATCATGGACAATTTGACTGAGCAGAATATCAATACCTTTGGTTAAATAAACAATCCGGTTACCATACCTGGTTATTTTTTTTTCCTGCTTTTCTACAATTGTTTCAAGCTTATCTACTCGTAATTCCATTTTATTCGCCAACTTTTCCCACGTGTC